CCCTTAGTGGGAGCGGCGACACAGATCGAAGTGGGCAGGTCTTATCCCAGCAGCTCGGCGTAGTGTCCTCATCGCCAGCGCAGACACGGCACATCAGATCAACGGCTGCGGCGTAGCGTTGCATCTTTGCGGCGATGGAGTGATCAGGCTGATCATCAATGCGCGATTTGACCCAGTACAGGTCAGCGTCGGTGACAAAGGTTCCGCCGTAGTAACGCTCTCGCGCCCAGTGGACGCTCTTACCGTATTGCGGCATCAGGTTGAACAGCGCGTTGAGTTTGACTTCTAGTTTCAGCGCCCACGCGGCACAAGCCTGTTGAAACTCTCTCTGCTCAATGGGTAGTCCGCGATTGTCACTGCTAACACGCCTCTGCCGAGCGGCGCGAGACGATAGAACGCGGTTGGACTTAGATCGATTGCTAGGCTGCGAGATGTCCACGGCTTTGTTATGTCCTTCCTACATCGTCCACACGAGTCGCGTGCGACCACAATCACACATCGAGTCGGATCGTCCTTCCGGCAGACGCGCAGTCTAAACGGTTTGTCGCCCCAGCGCCAGCGCGGTACCGCTGCGTACATGATCAGCTCGCCACCACGGCCGCCAGCCGCCTTGGACTTATAGGGCGAGCAGGTGTTCTTGTACCCACCCACGCAGTACTTCTCACCCTTAGGGGCGGTGCTGCCATACCAGGTCGCCACGCCGCTGACCGGCACGCCGCTTGGGGTTTCTGGCGTGGTGCTGGGTCCTGCTGAACCAGTCAGCATCGTCAGCCCTAGGAGAAACGAGACTACTTGAGCCATACCGTCACATACCCTTCTAGGACAGGAAGGTTGCCGCGCTCCTCTAGCCACTGCCGAACGAGCGCACCCTTGCCCTCGGTCGGTGTGATGCAGTCATCCACCGCGATGATGCAGTCCGCTGGTAGTCGGTCGTAGATCGCTTGCAGCTCGCGGAGGTGATGCTCGGCCGCGTCTAGGCTGCCAGTCTTGTAGTCGAATGAGTCCAGGTACAGCAACGAGATAGACGATGCGTTGCCGAAGTGCCGGAGGAAGTCCACCGAATCGCCCACGGTGACGCGAGCGCTTGGAGCCAGAGCGCGAGCGGTGTTGACATTGTCTGGGTTGATGTCGACTGAATAGGCGAAGCCGTCCAACTGACCTGCAAGCCATGACCAGACCACGGTGCTCTGGCCGTCGCCATTCCAGTTGTTCTCCTGCCGCGCGCAGCCGGTCTCAACGATGAGCGTGGGCTGGCTGAAGGATCGTGCGATGAGGATGTCGGCAATGAAAGTGAACGCAGACCAGCGGCGGCTCTCGCCTAGGTGTGGTCCGAAGGTCTTGGCGAACCCTGCGCGGAGCAGGGTCACATCTTCCCTACTCACTCTTAGGACCAAGGAGCGCGACGAAGTCCTCAAAGTCCAAGACGATCATCGTGCGGCGCTTGGTGCCTGGTCCAGGTGCATCGCCTACGACAAGCGCAGAGAGCTGCGTGGCGTTGCCCTTCACCGACCGGAGCCAGCCGTCGTAACGCTCTGAGTAAGAGCCGTTGCCGACCTTGCACTGAATGGCGATCCAGTCGGACTGCACATCCGTCTTGCCGCCGTACTGGCCGACTCGCACGCCGCCAATCTTCTCGGCAACCTCTCGCTCAAATGAGTTGCCCTTGTTGCGTGCGCGCTTGCCACGCTTCGCCTTGTCGGCGTTCTGCTGATCGATGTCTAGGTCGCTCATCTTGCTCACTTCTCTACCAGCCTTCCTAGCCGTGCGTGTCCGCCATCGGACAGCGTGAACACGGACTGTTGCAGTTCTAGGTGACCTGCCTTGATCAAGTCCGCGATAGTTGCGCGGTTGAAGATGTGCTCGTTGAGGAAGAACCAGCCCTCTGGCGCGATTGCGTCCGAGTACCGGATGCTCAACTTAGCGAACTGGCGACCGATCTTGGGGTCATAGCACCACGCGTCTGCACCCTCTTGCACGCACTTGATGCCCTCATCCAGCTCAGGTGTGAGGATCTCAATCTGACTCACTTGACGCACGCCTTGTGCCGCCACTCAAAGCGACGGCCCTTCTCGTGGATTACGAGCACGCGCGTGCCAGGGAACACCTGCCGCTTAGGGTCGGTGTAGTCGATCACCTTGCCGCAGTCGGTGCAGTTGGTCACCGTCCATACCGGCGGCTTGGCTGCTCCTGCGCGCTTGGTCTTTACGCCTGCCACTGCAATGCCCTCCACATCCAAACCACTGTCGCTGCCGTGGTGAGCAGGTAGATCATTGACGGCGCAATCCCTACGCCGCGCTTGATGCTCATTGGCAGACTAGCGAACACCACGAGAAAGAGCGCAGTGTTGATGACCACGAGCGTGATGCCCAAATAGGCGAAGCCGCTCATAGGTCGCACAGCCCTGACAGGAGCGCCATGCGATCCGTTGCCAGTTCGATGGCTCCCTCAATGCTGTCCGCCTGGAAGGTCAGTTCCGACCCAGCGGAGTCAATGAGCACCACCGTCCAGAGTGGTGGCTCACCGACTCGCACTAGGCCGTCGTAGTGATAGCCGAGCTGCGCGGCTCGTGTCTCTAGTTCTGTTAGCGCGACATTGCTCATGATTCCTCCTCTGGGGATGCCGACCACTTGCCGTTATCCACCATGTACTGCCTGAGGATCGCGTAGGACTTCTCCGCTGTCAAGTCTGTTGTGTCGATCTGTAAGTCGTACTCGGTCTGAAGGTAGCCGTGCTCGGTCACATCGGCTGCCCCTTGGAGCACCCCACGGCGCTCGGTGCGAGCCGCTGCGGAGGCAAACACACGCACGATGGTGATGCTTGGGATGTGCTGCCGGAGGAAGTGCGCCTCCAGTGGCAGACGCACATCGTCAATGGCGATTGGCCGCCCTAGCGGTGCCAGACGGTTGAACGCGTCGTGCCACGCCTTGATCCAGAAGTAGGCATCCAGTTCTCGCAGCTGCGCGCCGATGTCTTGCAGGATCTCGCGGCCTGAGGTCTTGACATCCAAGCCTAGGCGGCGCTGCTCGTAGTGCTTGCTCTTGTCAAAGTCCACGCCGTAGGCGAGCGATGCCACCTCACGGATGGTCTGCGCGATTGGGAGCACGATGTACCGGCTCTTGCGTCGCTCTTCCAGCATCTCTGCCAGCGTGCTCTTCCCTGACCCCTGTGGTCCGACGAATGCAATGTGTGCGCTCACTTCATGACCCTCCTCACATACTCAATCCACATATGCAAGCGCTGTGGATAGCGCTCTAGGAATCCGACCGCTCGGTTGCATGGTCCGCAGAGCAGCGCCCTGACGCACTTACCGCACGAGATCGGTTGACCCTTTGTCCTCCGAGTACCCAGCCCTTCGTACTGGCAGCAGCGCGGATCGTGATCGACCGTCACCGCCCTAGGCTCACCGAACCGAAGCGGCTCCTTGCACGCTCCGCACCGGTCAGACTGCTCCAGCCGTAAGGCCGTGTACTGCTCCATCGTCATGCGATGGTTGTAGAGCGTGTACTTGAGCACCCTCATTGCTCGCTCTTCTGGAGTCTCCTTTGCTCGTCGCTCTCTCATCCAGAGCGTCCGAGCCGATGGACTTTCAGAGCGCTTCATTTAGCGCTTCCCTCCAAGAATCTCGCCTAGCGGTAAGAGCCTGCTCTTGCCATCTCGTTTAAGAGAGGATTTAGGAGAGATTCTGTTCTGCTCTACGCTGCTCTGCTCTGGTACCGTTGACTCACCCCTATTTCGTGCTCGCCAAGTTTGTCCACGCGCGACCGAGGTTGGGTCGACTTGGTACCGAGAGTAGTTCGAGATCGTCACGAGACCGTCTCCAGACTCGCTCAAAAGGCCAATCTCAATCAACTTATCCACAGCCCTGCCAAGGCGCGGTCCGATCACCTGCTTTGCGTGTGTCCGATTCTTGAAGATGCCGCCAGAGCGCATTGTCTTGACCTCAGCGATGAGGGTGATAAACGCTCGGAACTGCGTGTCAGTCAGAGCTGCAATCTTGTCATCCTTGTGGCTGTTGACATCCCACTTGACCCATAGACTCATGTTGTCCTCCGCTCTACGAATGGATTTTCAGGCTGACCGTACACGGTGCACTCACAGGCCTTATCGATCTTGTCAAAGGTATTCCAGAACGATTGCACCGCATCCTCTAGCGATGAATCCGAGCCGCCCCAGATCTTGCACCGGTCATTGAAGCCGTATTGATTGACAGACACATTCCATCGACCACTGAACGCAATCTTCACCGTGGGCTTGCCACGATGCCGACTCCGCCAGTGCGACGCAATGCCGTTTACGACTGCTTCGATATCCACTGGTCCTCCTTGTGTTGGTGGCTGGGAGAGGTGGAGGTCGCCAGTCTCTCCCAGCCGTAGATGATGCCGCTCAGCTCAGAACGGCAGTGACTCCAGGTCGCTCTCGTTGCGCTCAGGCTCGCCGACTGGCGCGGTCTGCGCGTTCACCCAGGCGATGCTGGGCTTGCGCTTGCAGAACTGGCCGCTGCCGTCCTTCCCACCACAGGAATAGAACGCGTTGTACTCACGGCCAGTCTTGCTCACCCCTGCCGGCTTGAACTGCCAAGCCGTGCGGTGCTCTGGGCATTCGCCCTCTGCGAACAGCAGTGCGGCTGCGATCACTGGGTCACTCGTAGAAACCGAAGGCTGAGACACCTTCACAGAGTCCACGGAGAGGGGTCTAGGAGCCACCGAGAGGCTCGCTCCTGTGCCTGACGCATAAAGAGACCGCCCTACCCCAATCTGGGCAGCGCAGCGGCGCAGAGCGTCGCTTGCTGCTGACTTGAGTGGCTCGTCATCCTGAGCGCTGTTGGGATAGCCAAAGTCCTGTCGGACGGTGGTGACCCCATCGATCACGGCGATCAGGGTGCCGTGCACAACCTTGGCGGCAGGGTCTGCCACCTTGACCTCAAACTGCCAGCCAGCCAGACCGAGCACATCGTCAAGGCGCTGCGCCACGGCTCGCGCGTCGGCGTAGGTGAAGGTCATTCCGCCGCGCCCTGGGCGCGTCTTTAGATCTGTGCCGGTAAAGGGTGCGGCCAGTGCCGCTGCGATTTGCTTACTCATTCTCTGGTCCTCCAATGGTCTCTACAGGTAGCAGTTTCTCCGCCACCAGATTTAGTGAACTTGCCTTGGCAATGTGTCCGCTCTCAAATACGGTTCCCTCCTTCACTTCTGTTGCCAGATACAGATACTGGCTTTTATCCATCACTCCGAGCAGCCACGCGCGCTGGAATCGTGTAGCGCTGGGTGCGCCATTCCGATCCTCACCGAACGCGAGCTGCAAGTGAACGAATGCGTAATAGTCCACCGCTTGGTGGTCTCGGATGTAGTCAAAGACGCTCACCTCAACATCGTCGCCAGCCGGTCGGCTCCACGCCTTCGTCTTGACATCGACCTTGAGACCGCACACTTCGTAGTCGTGCGTCGTGCGATTGACTGGTAGGTAGGGCATCTTGCAATCTCGGAGCACTTGCTCAAAGACGGCCTGACCTAGCACGCCAGTCCAAGTCGTGTTGCCTGTCGCCTTCTCCTTGCGGAATCGCAAGCCATTGCTGGACTGCGCCTCTAGGAACATCTCCTCTGCGCGGATGATCAGCGCAGGTGTGATCGCTACCTCAATCACGCATCACCGTCCTTGCCGTGAACGCGGAACACGCGCGCACCTGGCTTCTCTGAGGTGAAGCGCTTGATGGCTTCGCCGTAGGTGTCTGGGGCAACAGTGCGGAGGACATCCGCGATGCTCTCCCAGTCCACCTTCACGCTGCTCTTGTTGGTCTTCCAAGTGGCAAGCCAGCCCTGCCCCTTCACGCCTTCACCCTCACCGATGGCTTCCTTGATGGCGATTGCCATCTCCTTCAGCGCAGCATCAGCAGCCTCCGCCTCAGCCTTCGCCTCAATGTAGAGACGCGCGATGTGATCGAGCTGCGGATCTGCCTTCGCGTAGGTGTTGCTGCTCTGCGGCTTGACCTCTGCGAGTGTGTCGCTGTCGTTGCCGGTCAGCGGCGGTGGAGTCTTGGTCTTGACCAAGTCCAGGAACGCCACGGCCTTATCGAACAGCAGGGTCTGGTAGATCGGATCAGCCTCAACGCGCTCAATGCGGAATACCAAGCCAGAGAGCAGCACGGCGACATCGCAGTATTTCTTTCCTGTGCAGAAGAGCTGCCACTGCACCTGATCCACATATTCAGGTGGCACTGGGTACAACTGCCAGCGGCTGCTCGTTGAGGTCTTGATCTCTACGAGACCGTCGGTGTCGCCCACAATGGTGCGGTCCAGCGATGCCATCGCCCACGGATGCTCCTTGAGGCGCACGATGCCATTCGACTTTCGCAGCTTCTTGCCAGTCTCGGCGGTGTAGTAGTCAGCGACTGCCTGCTCTAGCAACTGCCCACGCTGTGCCGCTGATCCTGCCTGCTGCTCACCGACCTGACCAGTCAACTCCGCCCAGAGTCGGTAGGCAGTCTTGAACGGCGATGTGCCGTTGATGGCGGTAATGCCGGTGGCGGTGATGCCGCCCTTCCGCATTTCGAACCACTCTGGGCTGCGCTGCGGCGCTGATACAAACTCGTAACGCTTGCTCACTTGACCACCTCCCAGATCACTACCGCGATGATCCAAGCCACCATCAATGCGACGGTAAACTTGGCGCGCTCTCGCGTTCGCTCTTGGCGCTCTAGGCGCTGGTACTCCGATGTGAAGTACGGCCGCACAACCATCTTGGGCGTGCTCTTACGATTGACTTTCACAGTGACCCTCCTACTACTAGCACGATGTAGATACACGCGATGAAGATCGCGTACCCAATACCGTCAAGAATCGCGGCGCGCATTAGCGTGCTGCCATGACTGCGACGATTGCATTCTCTGCATCAATGTCGCCGAGCTGCTTGAACTGGAATGCGGCAGTGACCGCAGCCATTGCAAGGTCTTGGTGGGTGCGAGCATTCCACGCGCGGTGCTTGAGCAGCAACGCTGCGGCGTGGTGGTCGCGCGATACCGGCTCAAGCATTACGCCATCGGCGATGCTTGACAGAGTTGCCGAGACCTCTCGAATCGTTCCCTTGGCGTTGTGCCAAAAGTTGCTGTTGCCCTTTGCCATTTTGACCTCCTTGTCAGTCCAGCCGAATGGCTGTGTCCTGCCTGACATAGGCATCATAGGGTCAACGGTTCGCGGCTGTCAACCGTGTTGCGCGGCTATTTTTTATGCAGGGTGGATAGCCCCTGGGTGAGGAGGGATCACCCAGGGGAAGCCGTCTAGGACGGCTGCGACAAGTCCTCTAGAGCGAAGGCGATCAGGAGCCTGAGGCAGATGCCACACAGGAGCACCTGCTCAGACTCGACCTCCCAGACCCTGCTCTGTAGCTCACAGACCGAGCAAGTGCCGTAGGGGCGCTTGACTCGGACTGGCACGGTTAGTTGCGCTTGAGGCCGTATGCGCCGTTATCACGGTCAAGAGCCTTGACCACGATGCCCAGCCCAGAGGCGAGACCGGCGGAGACGATGGTGCGGAAGTCGCCACCTTGGATGTCCAAGAGTGGGATGCCCAGACCGAGCGCCACCGAGATGCTGACCGTGAGGAAGGTGCGGACAAAGTCCAGCGCGATCTCATCGATCTGCGTATTCGCGGCGACATACTTGATACCTGCCCAGATTCGGCTCATACCCTTTTCCTTTCTAGTCGCAGCGGCTGCTGCATTGATGACGGCGAGACCGTCTGCGGCGATAGCGCCCCAGTCAGCCTTGCCGATCTGATCCAACTGCGCCTGTACAGCGTCAGGTGTCTTAGTACCCTCTGCCACCTTTCGTGGCTCTGCGTGGCTCCTAGGTGCCTGTACGGCGGTTTTAGGAGCAGGTGCTGGCGTAGCTGCCGCAGGCACGACTGACGCTTCCTTCTTTCCTTCTGTCTGACGGTCGTCTGATTTCGTCAGACTCAGGTCAGACTTCGTCACTGGAGCCGCGACCTTTGCTGGGTGCGTGACGATGAGGAGCGCCTTGTAGTCAGCCTTCAACTTGCCAGCCTTGACCTTGCTGTTGGCGATTTGGCGGAGCTGCGCCTCCGTTACCGGCACGCCATGCTTCTCAGCGGCGACCTTCTCGTCGCGCGTCGGACACGCCCACTGCCAGCCGTGATCTTCACACCACCCAGCGCTGGTCATGTGGCCGTAGCCAGCCGCGATCTTGGCAGGCTGGTGCTTGCTCCACCACTTGTGCCAGCGGTCGTGCCACGCGCTGATCTTTACGCCTGCTGGGTAATCCACTGCCTGCTGTACCCAGACCATGAGCGCAGCGCCGCCCTTAGCGGCTGCGACCGCGTCCTCCCATGACTTTGCATATCGAGCCTTGCCGCCGAAGTGCGCGATGACCTTGACGGCTTCAGCGAGAGAGCCGCCATTGTCGGACTTGCCCTGCACATCCTTGCGACCTGTGATCTTCTTCATGGCGATCACTGCATCTGCGGCGGTCGGAGATACTGCACCGCCGCTACTCCAGCCGATAACTGCCGCGCAGCTACTCCAGGTGCAGTCATCAAGGATCTGCTTTGCGCCCTTCTGCTGCGCCTCTGAATCGCTATAGAGCTGTGAGGCAACGCGGTACAGAGGCATTACGCGTTCTCCTGCTTGATCAGCACCGCGAGTGCGCGACCGGCTGCGTCGTAGTCCAGAGCAGCGCTGACTGGGTGCCCAGCCGTCACGCCGACGGCGTACTCTTTGCCGTCGTTCTCAATGCGCCAGAGCGTGCCACCGAAGGCGGTGTGATTGTCGTTCGGTACGACAGCAACCCACTCCATCGGCGCGACATCAACGCGCGTCCAGCCCTGTAGGTGTACCTGCTCGATGTGGTCTGTGTGTGCCATCAACCCTCCATCCACCGTAGTGGTCCAGTCAGTAGCCAGATCAGCGTGAGACCGCCGAAGAGTGCGGCCATCGTGGACTGCGTGTCGCCCTCTGGCAGAACGACCACAGCGAAGAGCAAGCCTAGAATCGTCCAGGCTCCACCGACGAGATCAACGATGATGCGCTTGATCA